AGGTAAAACTTGGTCGACCGATGCTGAAGGTATTATTTTTGTTACCTCCAGTTATCGGTTTAAAGAGAAACTTGTCGTTGATTAAGGTTACGATTACATACCTGGCGTACGTCCATCGACTGTTTAAGGGAGGGTCTATGCGCTTTGTGATCATCTATCTCAAAGCGTGTCACACTCTCTTGCAACAGTTCCTGGGCGGCCAGAGACTTTCCGATACGGGTCCCTTCGGGGTCCGTGTCAGTCGGACTCGCGGTGGTTTACCGCGGGTTATTCCTGTACTTCATCGTAGGCGGATCCAGAATGGTGATTTGCTAATAATTCGTTATTGGTTATCGCTTTTCTGTTTATATCGAATTCTCGATATGAAAGGAAAGCTGAATCTCCGAACTATTGTAGAGCCCTCGACAGCTGATCCTAAGGTGATTGCAGACTTTTCGGAGTTTGTACCCATCTTTTGGAAAGGTTTGAAAGAGTTTCTTGGTAGAACGGTGGTTCCTATTGTGGAGAAGGTTGCGAAGGGGGGACCTATTCCGGCTCTGTCTTTGCTAGAAGCGAAGCCCGAGCTGTTGAGTAAGTCGGCTCCAGTTGTTTCCGATGCGGCGTTGGAAGCCAAGATGGCTTCCACGTCGCCTCAGTCTATATTATTAACGTCCAGAGTTTGGATGGCTATCCTGAAGACCACGGAACTTGGAAAGGCTTTCAAGTTATGGTGCACGGATACCAACAATATTTGGTTGTTGAGAAATATGGACTCCTGGTCCCGTGGGGCTCTTGATCCTCGAACCCATAACATCGGGGTCGAGCGCCGCACGGGTAAGGTGGTGGACGTTTCGGACGGGTTGATTGCGAAGATGTTTGCATCAGCCAAGAAGAAATGGCCAGTTAAGTTACTGAATGTAGCTTATCGCCAGATATTGGGAAAACTGGGGACCAAAGTGGAACCGGCAGGGAAAGTAAGAGTCTTTGCCATGGTGGATCCGTTTACTCAATGGTTACTTCGACCTCTTCATGAGGCGTTGTTTGCATTGTTTAGACAGATCCGCCAAGACGGTACTCACAACCAGGTTAAACCGCTGGTTGCGTTGATTAAGGAGCGTGATGTCCTCATTAGGGAGAATAGACGTCCCGGTTCCCGGCCGACAGGCTGGGTCCGACTGGGGCTGAATGTACCGAAGAAGGCGTATGCGCTCTTTTCTTTCGATTTGACCGCCGCCACAGATCGATTACCGTTGGCAATTCAGGTCGCATTGCTAGGCCCGGTCTTAGGACCTCGTCTAGCCAAGGCGTGGGCGTCCCTATTAGTTGCACGAGATTATTACATATATCTTAAAGATGAGTATGGCGTTGGGTCCTTACAACCTCAACGTTATGCCACCGGGCAACCGATGGGAGCACTTTCGTCTTGGGCCATGTTGGCCTTGACTCACCACTGTATAGTACAGTGGGCTTGGTACCGTGTATGTATCCGTAATCAAGAGGGGTGGAGCTGGTACCGTCATTACGCAGTGTTAGGTGATGACATTGTGATAATGGGGGGACAGGTAGCTGATGCCTATGTTGCGATCATGAAGGGCCTAGGGGTCCAGATTGGAGCGCACAAGTCATTGGTCTCACGAGATGGTACTTGCCTTGAATTCGCAAAACGGACGTTCTTTAAAGGGAACGACGTTTCAGCTGTATCTCTGGCAGAACTTTTGGTTTCGCGGAAGAACTTGTCTGCGGGTCTAGAATTATGTCGGAAGTACAGTATGGGTCTGGGAGCTTACGCTAAGTTCCTGGGTTACGGATACAAGGCAACGGGGTCACTGACGAAACGTCTGTGGTCCCTTCCTTCTCGATTGAGAAACTACCTGGTAGCGTATCATGGACCGTCAATGTCCCTGTTTCAAGGAGTATTACCTTGGCTAACAATGCGGTCTCTCCAGTCTAATTACAAAGTGACTGAAGGGGCTCTGTTGCGGGCCAAGGAGCTATTACTAGGACCAGAGGTGAAAGAAGTTTTATCTCGGATCGATAGAATAGTGAAAGGATTATGCGAGCCGTTTGATCCCGATAACTTTGAGAAGCAGGGCCACCTGATCCCGCATGGGGCGGATCTTGGTAGATTCCCTTATCATCCCGGTTTAAAGGGCATCCCGAAAGATGTTCTTTGGCTGCTTGATAATGTTGTTTACCAGGAACCGTTCGTGCAGGCTATGGAGGCGGTTCAGACTTTACGTGCCAGAGTGACAGCTCTTGGAGATGGAGTTATTGACCATCTTCCGGAGCTGTGGTCGGCTCTTCAAGAAATTGAGGAGGCGATCGGAGCGATACCATCGATGGAGCGGCTTACGGCCACTCCTAACCTTAATCGGTTGGGAGAGGGTCTTAAGCTTATTCGTCGTTGGGAACGTCTCTCACGTCCATTCCGTTCAACGACAAAATAAGTCGGGAGAAGTTATATCTCCCGCAATCGACGAACCCATAGGAGTTTTCCTATGGAGGAACACCAGGCTTGTGCTTGGAATCCTAGTGTTGTATTTACCGCGCATAACAATAAGTCGTGGTCTCTAGGTCCAGGTAGTTTGGTATACAAGGCAAGTGGGGGGAGGGTGTCAACTCCTAACGGAGCCCTTCTCTTAATCCTTGGTCAACGTCGATGTTCTCTTTAATTTATTAAGCAAGCTGAGGGAAGGAAACTTCTCTCTACACTTGCCCAACATTTTTAATAAAGCATCTAAGCTAAGCAAGGTTCGGAATACGGCCGCGTTACGCGGATAAGCCAGAATGGTGATGATTCCTCATCTGAGTGTCTAGATAATATAAGTTATTTGGATGCCAGAATATGAGGGTCCTCTCACCATGATGGTGACCGGGATGATACCTTATAGTATCATTCCCGGGGGGGCCGGACCTTTGATCGCTCCTGTGGTGTGACAAACCACA